TTAACTGATAAGTGGCTAGATTTATTTGCAGCAGATTTTGATGATTTGTTTAAAGAGTTACTTTCAGTTTATCCTGCAATAGTAGAGTCTCCGGGTAGAGGTAGGCGTGTATTACATGCTAAGGACCCGGATGCTTATACTAATATGAAAGCTAAGAACAGGTACCGTAAAATTACTAATGAAAAAGTAGCAAAGCATAAAGAGATTATGAGACTCTTATATATCCAATTAGAAACAGATAAAGATAGTCTTGGGTATATGCAGAAACTAGAAACATGGCTTAATAATTATACGTGGGAAGATTACATAGATATTAACTTAGAAGAAAATAACGATGGAAGAATCACAAGATCCCTTTAAAGGGTTTCAAAAAATAGGTAAGGCAGTAAAACAATCGCTTACTGTAGTAAAGAATGCTATGCTTGGTCGACGAGATGTTATACCTACTAAGTGGCCAAGATTAAATCGTAATTTATTAGGTGGTTTACAAAAAGGTAAACTATATGTTATTGCGGGGCGTCCTGGAGTGGGTAAATCAGCATTTAGTAATCAAATGATATTTGATATATTAGATGTTAATGTTAACCACTCTATTGTTGTATTATATTGGACATTTGAAATGCCAGGATATCAACAAATAATGAGAAGCGCCTCTAAAGACCTTAAAAAGGGGTTAGGAGAGTTATTTTCTTTAGACAATCCTTTATCTAAGGATGATTTTGATAGATACGCTGCTAATGCTATTAGATATAATAAATATGAAATATATTTTAATAATCATCCTAGAAGTATGAATTCTATAATAGAATCTAATGAAAATATATTTATAGCATATCCAGATAAAACTATTATTAATATATTTGATCATTCTAGGCTAATTAAAGGTAAAGCAGAAACAGAATTACAACGCTTAAATGTAGTATCTAAAGGATGTATGGAAATGCAATCTAAAATGGGAGCTATAAATATCTTGTTATCTCAGTTAAATAGAAATATAGAACAAGAGCATCGTGCAAAGAACCAATACCAACCATTACTGACAGATTTATTCGGGGGTGATAGTATTGGGCAGGATGCTCATGTAGTTATGATACTTAACAGACCAAATGATTTATATGGAATTACAGGAACCTATTGTGACGAGGATCCTGTTGGATTATTAGCATGTCACGTAGAAAAGAACAGAGATGGAATGTTAGGTATGATACCATATCAAGCAGAAATGTCTACATTTACAATTAACGAAAGAAAAAAATAAATTATGTCAAAAAAAAGAGCAATTGAAATCGTTCAAGATTTAATGCAAACTATTAATAAAATGGAAGTTAAATCAATTATTACAAAATCTGGTAATTCAATTTTTAAGCATCCATCAGTATCTAAAACATCTTTAATAAGAAAAAAAGATAAATTAATAAAAAAATACAATCTTAATAAAAAAGAATATGGAATTACCAAAAACGAAGGTTAAAGCGAGCCGTAAATCGCCTAAGAATATGATAATATACGGTCCCCCTAAAATAGGTAAAACTAGTGTATTAGCAGAACTAGATAATTGTTTAATTATTGATTTAGAAGATGGTTCAGATATGGTTGATGCTTTAAAAATTAAAGTAAATAGCTTAGAAGAATTAACTGAAGTTGGTAAAGAAATAATGAAAAACAAAAAACCATATAAATATGTAGCTATTGATACTATCTCAAAGTTAGAAGAGTGGTGTGAAGCAGAAGCTAAAGAACTTTATATGAAAACTCCTATGGGTAAAAACTTTAATCAAAAGTATCCTGGAATGTCAATACTATCATTGCCAAACGGCGGTGGCTATTTATATTTAAGAATAGCCTTTAAAAAATGGGTAGATAAATTGAACAAACTAGCAGATCATGTGATTTTAGTTGGTCATCTTAAGGATAAGATGCTTGATAAGAAAGGTCAAGAAGTAGTTGTAAAAGATTTAGATTTAACTGGAAAACTTAAGCAAATAACATGTGCAGGATCTGATGCAATTGGTTATATTAGCCGTGAAGGTAATGAGACTATAATCTCATTTGATTCTTTACAAGATGTAACTGGAGGTACTAGATGCCCGCATTTAATAGGGAAGACCATGCCCTTGGACTGGTCACAGATATTTATAGATTAAAATAACAAATGATTGAAGCAAATGAACCAACTAATGGCACGGTTGTAAAACAAGAAACGCCAGAAAGAATTACCACTACTCAGATCATAGAAGATTTAGAAAATGGTATAAATAGAGATGGAATTAAAGAGAAGTACAGTTTAGAAACTTGGATGGTTACTCAATTATTTCAACATCCTAAGTTAAAAGGTAAAAAAGCTAAAAAAATTAGAAAATTACCTTTTCAAATTATAGATGATACTGTAGAAGAAGCATATGGAGTAGATAAACCTTCTAGTATACTTGATATAGAAGCTACAATAGATGATCCTAATCAAACTGTTATAGAAATAGATGCTGTAACTTCTTTTGAAGAAGAAGATTCAAATGAATTTAATAATTATTAAAAATTAAGAAAATGATAGAAAGTAACGACAGCTCAAAGGAAGTTTTGGGCACAATTAAATTATGGGCAGGATTAACTAATATGGAAGTTAAAGCTGTAAACCCGACAATGGCAGAATTACATGCTATGGGTATAAATGTTAAACAAGAACCAAATTATGAGATAGAATTACAACCTGGTAGACCTGTTTTTAAAGTTGTGTTTTGGGTAAGCAATCCTGATCTTACAACTAAGGTAGAATTTTTATTAGAGAATAATCCTAAGAAAACTAGAGATGGAATAAAAACTCAATGGGTTAATGATTTTGGTCAGTTTATATATGCCGCTGAAATAGAAGATTTAGCACAATGGGATTGGTATAAAACTGAAGGTGTTAGAGCTGCATATCCTAATGAAGAGAAATTAATTAAATTTATTAAAGCTTGGGCTAATGTTGCAAGTGGAGGTAAAGTTAGTTTAGAAACTATGGATAAAATTACTTCAGGTACTGATCTTTCAGAACTTAAACAATTAGTTACTCAATTATCTAATAATAGAGTTAGAGTATTGGTTGGAGTTAAAGATGGTAAATATCAAAATGTATATACACATTATTTTGGTAGAACTCAAAAATCTGGTGATCATTATTTTGTTAAAGAACTTAATGGAGAATATTCAAGTTTTAATGCTGAATTCCCTGGAGATTTACAATGGGGACAATTTACACCTCAATTATCAGTAACACAACCAGATGAAGAAAAAGCTCCAGCTGAAACAGATGATTGGGTATAATGATTGAAAGTAGAGATAGTGATGCTTACCTTCATACGGATGTAATATTAAAGAAAATATCACCTTATGATATATTTAGATATTATTGTAACCCGTTTACAGATGTAGGAAAAAGGTTTTGTAGTGAACTTAGAGAGGACACTTCAAACGATAGTGTTATTATAGCCTGGAATGGAGGACTGTTATACAAAGACTTTGGGCACCCAGAGCACACGTTTAACTGTTTTACATATGTAAGCTATAAACATGGATGTAACTTTCACGAAGCTTTACAAATAATTGATATAGATTTTAATTTAGGACTAGGTTCTAGGGATCTTGGAGTACGCTCTGAGAGACCTAAGCCTGTCTTATATAATAAACAGATTGAACAACACAAGAAACTAACAATTATTAAGAAAAAGAAACGTGCATGGAACATGTATGATCAAATATTTTGGACTCCGTTTAATATAACTAAAAAGATTTTAAAAGATTTTCTTGTTGAACCAATATCACATTATTGGATTAATGAGAATAGATTTGTATGTAAATCTATTACTTATGCTTATAGAATAGGGCTAAAATATAAGATATATGCACCAAAAGAATTGGAAAGGAAATGGTTTTCAAATACTAATTCAACTCAAATTCAAGGATTGCATATGATAAAAGGACTCGAAGGCACACTAGTTATAACCTCCTCACTAAAGGATGTAATGACTCTGTATAGTATTGGAATCCCGGCTATTGCGTTTCAAAGTGAAACAACAATGCCTGATGAAAATATAGTAGAACAGCTTAAAAGTCGTTTTAATTGTATAATTTTGTTTTACGATACTGATCTTGCTGGTCAAACTATGGCAGAAAGAATTTGTGGTACATTTGGATTCTTAAATGTTAAGTTAGATGAAGATTATGCAAGTAAAGATATATCAGATTTTATAGCAAATGAATATGTTCAAAGAGGTAAAGAATGGAGAATTAATCATATTAAAGAATTAATACATAGTGTACAAAGTCATGAGAAGATACAAGAAAAGACCAAAAAACAAGAAAGTTAGAAATGCAGTAGCTAGTTCTTATAAAGGAATAAAGTTTAGATCAAAATTAGAATTATTCACTTATAAAAAATTAGAAGAAGCTGGTATTAAATCATTATATGAAAAGAAAAAATTCATATTAATGGAAGGCTTTCGTTTTAGTAATAGGTCTGTAGAACCTCATAAAAGTAAAGGATATATAGACATGACCACCAAAATTAGAGATATAACATATACTCCTGATTTTGTGGATCCTAATGGTGCTTGGATAATAGAAGTTAAAGGCTTTGCCAATGACGTCTTCCCACTTAAGTGGAAATTATTTAAACAACATCTTATGGATCATGGTCATGGCTATGTCCTTTTTCTACCAAAGAATCAAAAGCAAGTTCTAGAAACAATAGAACTAATCAAACAA